GTTTGATATAGATGAAAATGTCGGTACAGGCATGGTCGGTGCACCTGCATGTGGTGATGTAATGAAATTACAGATAAGGGTTGAAGATGATATTATTAGAGATGCTTGTTTCAAAACATATGGGTGTGGTTCAGCAATCGCAAGTTCATCCTTGGTTACAGAGTGGATTAAAGGTAAAACTTTGGATCAAGCTTCTACTATTAAGAATTCTGATATCGCAGAAGAATTAGCATTACCACCTGTTAAGATACATTGTTCAATACTGGCTGAAGATGCGGTGAAAGCAGCAATTGCTGATTATAAAAAGAAAGAAAGAAAATGAAAAAATTATTAGTTTTACTAACACTTGTTTCATCACAAGTGTTTGCATGGGACCAACGGGCACCTATGGCACCAGAACAATGTAAAGTCCATAATCCATATGGTTTTGCACAAACAGTTCGTCAAGCAACACCTATCTGCCGTGAGGCCTATTTTGTTGCGTATGATGCACCAGTTAAGATTCCAGTTTATGTAACATATACATTACTACCACAAAATGCACTAGGTTGTTTCCCTCGTACCAATGCATTTGTTGCTGATGCAAGTGTAAAAGATGGTGCAAGACCTGATGATTATGCAGGTACAGGTTTCGATAAAGGTCATGCGGCACCAGATGGTGATTTGTCTTGGTCACAACAAGTAGAGTATGAATCATTCCTAATGACCAACATGTATCCACAGGCCGGTTCATTGAATCGTGGCATTTGGAAACTATTAGAAACATCCGTCCGTGGTTGGGCAGTTCAACGTAATCAAGCATTTACAATCTATGTTGGTGCAGTATATGGCCAAGGTGATAAAACTATTGGTAAAGGTGTGTTAGTTCCACACGCATACTACAAGATTGTTATCAACCAAGCAACAAATGAAGTTGCAGGTTGGAGATTTCCACATGGTGCACCTTATCCTAATCTAGGTAATGACCTAACTAAATTCCGTGTACCACTTGCTGATATACAAGCAGAAGCAGGTGTTAGATATGCTTTCCCACGTAATGCAAAAGAAGTGCAACCAGGTGCTGAATGGCCTGTTGACTTTGGTGCATTAACTAAGGCCAAACGTGCCAAGTGTGGAGGTTCAGGGGAATAATGGCGACCTTAAACCATACATGTGATAATTGTGAGTCCGAATTCACAATTAAATACAACGAAGACCTTTGTGAAGATGACCCAATATATTGTCCGTTCTGCAGCGAATATATACTCCTAGATAGTGAGAATATTCCTGAAGAAGATGATTAATGTGGCTATATAATAACATAGAATTTACAGAAGAAGATGTTGGCAATTCATTCGGTTACGTTTACGAAATCACCAACAACATCAATGGCCGCAAGTATGTGGGGAAAAAATTCTTCACACGAGCCGGCACAAAACAAATCAAAGGTAAAAAGAAAAAGGTTCGATTGTCTTCGGGATGGTCGAACTATTGGTCTTCATCTAAAGAATTACAAGAAGATGTAAAGAAACTAGGTGAGGAGAATTTTACTCGCAGAATTTTATATCTGTGCAAGAGTAGGTCAGAGTGTTCATATAGAGAAACAAAGGAGATTTTCATAAGAGATGCTTTATTATCTGAGGATTATTATAACTCATGGGTTAGTTGTAAAATACACAAGGCTCATGTGTTAAACAAACTATGAAATTACCTATCAAAAGGAAGACAATGGCTCGCAAACAAACCGCAAACACAATCATTGACACCACAAAAGAAGCCCATATGCCAAGGAGCAATGGACTGAAAGTAAAAATAGACGACCTAAAAACATTTCAACCATTAACAGATAATCAAAAACTATTCTTTGACGCATACAAACGAGGTGATTATTTTGTTGCATTACATGGAGTTGCAGGAACAGGTAAAACATTTTGTGCATTATACAAGGCAATTGAAGAAGTATTAGATAAAGCAAACCCATTCAACAAAATCATTGTTGTTCGTTCAGCAGTCCAATCCCGTGAGATAGGCCATTTACCAGGTGATGTAAATGAGAAGATGGAAATCTATCAACAACCATATCGCCAAATCTGTGAGACATTGTTTGGGCGCCGTGATGCATGGGATAGGTTAGAAGAACAACATTTCATTGAGTTTATATCCACATCATTCATCCGTGGTATGTCATTTGATGATGCAATCATCATTGTGGATGAGATGCAAAACATGACTTTTGAAGAAATTGATACCGTTATGACACGGGTTGGTTATCGTTCCAAGATTATCTGGTGTGGTGATTATAGACAAACTGACCTAAATAAGAAAAAGAATGATGTATCCGGTATTCTTAAATTCTTTGATATTGCCATACATATGAAAGCGTTTACTCGCATTGAATTTACTGCCGATGATATTGTCCGTTCTTCATTGGTCAAAGATTATATTATGGCAAAGTTACAATACGAAGATAATATTTCATAAGGTGAAATAGATACGGCATTCTAGTAAATATCTGTTGCATTGCAATATTTTTTGATATATAATAGTATGAGTGCTCAATTTTGAGGCTCATACTTTTTAATCGTCTTAGGAGATATACATGTTCGCAGTAGATACATTCATCGACACCGTTCAAGGTGCAAAAAAATACTTTGTTAATACATTCGTAACCGACAAAGAAATCCAAAAACCACTTAACGCTTTTGTTGATACACAAACAGCATTTGTTAAGCAAGTGTTTCAAACCAACCAAGCATTAGCAGAACAAGCTTTGAATACATTAGAGAAGCTTGCTAAAACAGCAAAGGCCTAATATGTCAAAAGAGTTAGATGCGTTAAGCGGGGTAGAAACCCCAAGTCTGACAGATTTTTGGAAATGGGTGAAAAAGACCTTTACAATATCGTACCAAGATGAGATAAGCCATTATCTTAATCAATCAGTTGATTATGTTGATTATGAAAATAGAGTGCGTAATTTACAAAGAAGAGGTATGATATGAAAGTTTTAAAATCAGTTGCAAAGTTTTTTGTTGTGCTTGCTCAAGCTACACAAGAATATCGTAATAGTAAGTATTCTAAAGTGCATTAATCAGAGGTTTCTCTTTACATACATAATAGTATGCAAAGAGAACCAATTTCAGTATCAATTAGAAAAATACTTCACCGTGATATAACGAAGAATATTCAGTCGTGGTCGCCAATAATGCGTAATGATTGGATAATCAAATTTTCGGTATACAAAGGATATATTCTTCTAACCTTTACATCGGCACACACAGGTCAGACTGTAATTCGGTACTATAATGATGAAGATGAGGCATGTGAATTTATTAATATGATAATAGATAAAGACCCCAGAGATATGGCAACCTTTTAGAACCCTGCTTCGGCAGGGTTTTTTATTTGCCTCACTACTATATAAATTCAATTATAATGGACATAAATCTTTAGGAGTATACAATGCGAGTTATTAAAAGTGAATGGCATTCAGTTGAGCGCCGATACGCCATAGATATTGATGAGAATTTAATCAATGAAATCTATGAAGATGCCACCGTAGAAGAAATTGAAGAAATCATACGGCAATTAAATGAAGGTGAGTTAGATGTATCCACAGTCATTGAAGATGCATGGACTAATAGTGTTGACATTGATTGGGACTGGCTTGATGAAGATGATTGGTGGACAGACCGCAAAGGCGGGTATGATGTAACATATGAGGTCGAAAAAGAATGACAGTTGAATCAGCAGCCACATTTTTCGTAGGTTCTATACTGATAGGTTTCGGTGTTATTATCATTGCGATAATTATATTAACATTAAACAACCTATTCAGTATGTTCTGGAAACCTATCAAATGGAACGTGTATGTGCCATTTGTACCTACAGAAGAACCGAAGTTAGAACCTACTGCCAATACGGAGATTAAAATTGGAAAACGATAAACTATCACAAATTGCATTTGAAATAGATGATATCATTGCTGAATTATCACTTAAATATAAAATGGATCCTTTAACATTGACCTCTATTATGTTGGCACGAATTGTGCTAACCAATGATTATGTTGGGTCTGGCGATGACTTCCGTAAGTTATTGGCCAATGTACCAGATAAGCGATTACCTAATGATGAGGTGGTACATTGAAACATTGGAGAATAGTATATCCTGGTGGTGATGGTGAAGATTGTTATGAAGTATTATCAGAGAATCAAATCCTTGATTATTACTTCCCAAAATGGTTTGCGATGTATGCGGCCTCAGGTCATGTAGTGCCTGATAATGCCGAACAGATGTGCCTTGATGATTGGGTTTTACTTCATTCCGCCATAGAGGAGATAGAATATGAACAATAAGAACTTTTGGGGTGAACCAGATGATGAACCATTACCAGAATGGATGGATCCCAAGACATACAGCAATCCCAAACCTAAACGCCATGGGCCTAGTTTAATGGAAAGCATAGAAGAAGCAATGAAAAAACCTCCTGTGCCTGTAGATATAAAAGAACCAAAGTTATGAAATACGATGATGCTTGCGACAAGTTAATAGAAGCACTAGTTGGTGAAGAAATGGTGCCACGGTGGTGGGCATCACCTAACAAAGCGTTTAATAACAGAACTCCCGCTGTAGTATATGAAGAAGACCCAAGGTCAGTCTATGAGTATTTGATGTGGCATGCCTATGGTGCAGGCGGATGATTAAACTATTCGAAGACCATTGGAGTGATATATGCCAGAACGTGACAAATATTGCTGTGCCTATTTTCCATATTCCATTTAATACTCGCCTAAGGTCGGAGATTATCTCTACACTATTTGAGATAGAATCGGCCAAGTATTACAGAAAAATTGGCATGAAGGTAAAGAACGCATTAAATGATTCTGAACCCGACCTATTCTTTACTGACCTTGAGAAACCTGTGGAGATTAAGGTTACAAAGTTTAGAGGCACACCTAAGTGGATGGGTAATAAGATATCCAAAAAAGAATCACAATTCGTATTGATTGTATGGGACGAAGTAATCGTTAACCTATATGATAATAAAGTAGGTTTGAAATTCTATGTCACCACGACCTATCTTACACCTGACAATTGGTCAGGACAGGATGATGGGTATGAATATCATGCTTCGTTCCTATCAATGAACAATATAAGAGAAAAGGTCGACCTTGTTGGTAATGTTGACATATTGAAAGAGTATTACAATTGAAAAAATGGACAGAAAAAGAATTTTCCCAATTTGATAGTAGGACGCTAATAGAATGACAGTAGATGAGCAGATAAAAGAATTTCTGGAGATGTATGGCGACAGACTGCCTAATCCAGAGCATTGTCCCAAAGAGTTTGAGTATTATGTTCGCCTCTATAAGTATATTAAAGGG